AAGGAAGTTATTCGTCTGGCTTACAATCCATTCATTAAATTTTACATTAAAAAGATTCCTGCGATTATTCCGTCCAATGAAAATCAGTCGTTGGAGTGGGCCATTGAGTCGCTGGATGCTTTGTCTTCTCGTAAATACACCGGCAACGAGGCGAAGGATTTTCTTGCCCATCTATTGGGACTGGTATCTGCAAAGGATGCTGAGATTGTGGCCCGCGTTGTCGGTAAAGACCTTCGCGCCGGATTCGAAGTATCGACTGCCAACAAAGTCTGGCCTACTCTGATTCCAGAGTATCCTTGTATGCTTTGTTCTACTTTTGATCAAAAGCTGGTAGATAAAATTACATTTCCTGCATATTTTCAAACCAAAGAAGATGGAATGCGTTTTAATGCCATTGTAACAAATGGCAGTGTTGCGTATTTTTCTCGTAACGGCAAGCCAATTGACCCGCTGCCGGATGAATTAGATCAAGCATTCATTGCGATGGCCAATGATGACAGTGTTGTATTTGATGGTGAGTTGCTGATTTCTGATGATATTGGTCGGACCTATCTTCCGCGAGCAATTGGTAATGGTATCTTACAGCGCGCAGTAAAGGGTAAGGCCACAGCAGCCGACATGGAAGGCACCTGTGCCGTCCTGTGGGATGTAATTAACGACATACACGGGTTTTGGCAGGGTGAAGATGCTACGCCATATGAGCGTCGTTTTGATGACCTTGTTCGCCGGTTCTGCGGAATTAATAGTAAGCGGATAAAGTTGGTTGAGACTCATGAAGTAGATTCGATGGACCAAGTTCAGGCTCTTTATAAGGATTATCTGGATAAGGGACAAGAAGGCGGAATTCTTAAAAATCGTCAAGGAATTTGGGAAGACAAGCGTTCTCGGAGCCAAATTAAGTTCAAGGCCGAGTTGGATTGTGATTTGAAGTGTGTTGGTTGGAATGAGGGCCAAGGTAAGTACAAAGGCTTGCTTGGAGCCTTGCAGCTTGAATCTGCGGATGGAGTAATTAAGGTTAACATTGGTTCCGGTTTCAGTGATAAGCAACGTAAGGAAATCGGTAAGGATGTTATCGGGAAGATTGTTACTTTGAAGTACAATGCCCGAATTACCAATAAGAAGACTAAGCAGGACAGTCTGTTTCTGCCGATTGTAAAAGAAATTCGTGAAGACAAGACGGTTGCCGACAGCAGCAAAAGGATTAAATAATGAATAAAACAACTGATAATGTTGTAACGACAATGGGAAGTATGGGAACAGTCTTGCTTGAGCCGAAGATTTCTTTTAATGGCTTTGCAGATGCTGTTGAGAAGATTTACGTGTCCTGTGAGGTATGTGGTTTGCCGTTGAAGCGTGACCAAGCTTACATATATCCCGGAACTATCGACGCCCGCGAGAAAGGTTATAATGAATTGATGCATAAGCATTGTTATACTCGCAAGGTCCGCACACCATTGAGCGCATCGTCTGCAATTGGTAACCATGATAGAATTAAATAATACTGTGAAATTGGGTACGATAATTGATAGCGATTTGTTGGATACTCTTATTGCCGAGCATCACGATACTTTTGGCGATGGTTCGTATCCGAAATTTGTTGACCAAACCATTGAAGAAATGAGTGAGCTATCACAGGCTCTTTTAAAGGTTAGGCGCAAAGTTAAGTACAACGAAACCTTTCTCGGCAGTGAAGATAATTTTCAGAAGGCGGTGGATGAAGAGATTGCCGATGTTCTTATTTGTTTGGAGTGTTTAATGAGGGACCGAGACATAGACTCAGAAGATATAAAACAATTGGTTCAAACTAAGCTTAAAAAGTGGGCGAAGAATAGATTAAATGCGTGATCCTAAAAGAATAAAGCCTCTATTAGAGGAAATTGAAAAATATTGGATGAAGTGGCCAGACCTTCGCCTTGGTCAGCTATTAGTTATCATGGCTGGTAAGCAAGATTCGTTCTATATGGAAGATGATGATTTGTATGCACAACTTGTATCAGGAGTAGGTTTTTGAGCGCACTTTATTACGCAACCGGTGATGATAGAACGGCATCTGACTACGCCCGCGAGATATGTAAGAAGGCCGGTCAAATACGAATGGCGAATCCTAATGATAAAACATTGATTTGGCTGCTCATGCTACAAATAGGAATGATTGTCGATGAATATGTAAAGAAGGTGGAGTTTAAGATTGATGGAACTGGATAACATAAAACAAATGTTAGATGAAGGTTATGAGTTTGCTAAGACTTATCTAAAAAATAATCTGCGTCGGAATGTGCTACGAATTACGTGGGTTAATCTATTGAATAATGAAGTAACTGGCGATTATACTCTGGTTGAACCGCAGACTCCAAAAATAGGACCAATGGAAACAAATGATACTGTTGCTATGTGGTCGCTGGTTGATAAAGATTGGTGTATGGTTAGAATCATTGATATCAAAGAGGTTGCTGTGTTGAAGGATTATTTTATGATTAATGCCGAAGGACCAGTTTTAAAAGGTCAATACGTAGGGAAGATTGCAGTTGGTGAATAATATGAGTAGAGACGTTATTTTTAAGGCCCGCCGTAATTGGGAACGCCGAATCCTTGTTGAACGTGACGCCGTTTCAGGAAAGGTTGTAGCAGTTTCATATGATGGATTGTTGCTTCCTTTTATAGATAAGTTTGTTATCACAGAAGAGGCTGATAAAAAGGAAGCTGAGTATGAGCCTCATTGGGATAAGACTATTGACCAAGGTAGGATTGTAAAAGACAGGTCAGATGTTTACGGTAATCTTATCTTTGGAATTGTATTAGCAGAGAGGCCGATTAATGAACGATAATCAAGATTTAGTCGAACTAGCGGAAGTTTCCAAGAACAGCAATGGCGGTTCGGAACTTATGTTGCGCGGCCTTTACGCCCGCATGGACCGTGAGTTACTTAAGAAATTCCAAATCATTATGTCGCGTATCCCTGAAAAGGGATTGGACCCTTCCAGAGTAAGAATTTTCTGGTGTGAAGATCTTCCCGGTGACCCTGCATCCGAGCACTTAAAGAATGGCGGCTGGAACAAGTTTCATAAGATTGTATTTGCTTCCAATTGGCAGATGACTGCTTATATCAACTACTATAAGATTCCTTGGTCTAAGTGTTTGGTGTTATTGAATGCTATCGAGCCGGTTGATACAACAAACGTTATCAAAGACAATGATGCAATTGAATTGGCTTATTGGTCAACTCCTCACCGTGGTCTTCATATCCTATTGCCTGTCTTTCAAAAGCTTTGTGAGAAATACAATACTCTAAATTTGCATGTAATGTCTTCGTTTAATTTGTATGGATGGGGCCAGCGGGATGAACAGTATAAGGAATTGTTTGAGGCAATTAAGAATACTCCTAGAGCAACTTACTACGGATCATTGGATAATAATGATCTTCGGAGTAAGATTGCTCAGTTTGATATTCTTGCTTATCCTTCTATCTGGATGGAAACTTCCTGCATTACTTTGATGGAAGCTATGTCAGCCAAGATGTTAGCAGTATGCCCTAACTTTGGAGCACTACCGGAGACGGCAGCTAACTTTGCCAATATGTATCAGTGGGACGAAGATGTAAACCGTCATGCGTCATTATTTTATTCGGTATTGGATGTATCGATTCAGTCAGTCCGAAGTGAACAGATACAGAAGCGATTGGCATTACAAAAGATATATGCTGATATCTTTTATTCGTGGCCGAAGCGAATAATGGAGTGGAAGGCTCTGTTGACTTCGTTACAAAACGAGCCAACCAAAGTAGAGGAACCGAAAGCATTCTTTGAATACAAGGTAGGTTAATATGTTGGATTTTAACAAGATGACCACAGTGGAACTTGAATTGCGCAAGGCAGCATTGAAAGCTGCCACAAGAATCGTTGCTGCAATGGTTGCGACAGGGCGTTGGTCGATGAATCCGCCGAAAAATGTTGGTGAAGTTTATTCCATTATATATTCTGATTTAATTAAAGAAGATAAAGTTGTATGAGAGATTTTCTATTTAATGAATTGAAGGTTGGAGATTTCGTTGCCCATCTTGTTGAGCGCGGTCACGGTCATTTGGAGTTGGGTATGGTGCTTGAAATAAAGCCAGCAACCAAAGAATATGTGACGCAAGCCAAGATAGTTAAGTTAGATTGGTATACAATGATCCGTCAAGATAAACCGGCTTGGGTATATGTGACTAATAATTTGGTTAAAGTTCAAGATGTTCCTGATGAATTTCGTTTTGCATTAAGGCGCTTGACTTAATTAATTAAATCTGGCATAATATACACATGTCGAGAACAGCAGATAAGCCGCGAGAGAAAGAGGTTGACCCCGTAGGCGTTAATTACGCTGAGCCGGTCATGAGACAGTACAAGGTTTTTGGCCACTCATTCACTGCATCGGATGTTCGCTATTCCGATGCGCTGAGATACTTCGGCCAGAACTACTCCGTCGAAGACGGATTCAAATGGTTGATTGAGTATATGGAGAAGAACCATTACTCGGCAGCCGATATTGAATTGGCTCGTAGAGCCGATGCTACTTGTTTCAGCATGACGACTTGTACTCAGGCTAAACTGATTTTGAACAAATGCCTGTTACCTCTTGATTCGCTGGTTCGTTTGGAAGATAAGATACTTAAGGGACTACAGATTTGCGCAACCAAGAAGGTTGCACGTTCCGAAGCTATCAAGGCTTCCGGTCGCCCTTCCGTACAAGACTACATTGCAGAGCAGGCCAGAAATTACACTGGCGACCTTGCCATTCAGGTAGATAAGTTCTTACTTGAAAAGGATAACGATTTCTCGGCATACAATTATTTTGTTGAGAAAGAAGTATCTGCACAGGCCGCTCGATATGTGAAAGAATACTTCTTGAAATGTCAGTATCCAGAGGTTTTCGCTGCGGTTATGGGTGACGCAGAGAATCGCCAAGGATATTCGTCTTTAACTGATGTTGAATTGACTAAATATGGTCAATTCATTAAAAAGATAATCGATGATTGCGAACGCTGGCAGAACAACAAGAAGGCTACCCGTAAGCCTCGCGCCAAGAAGGTTAAGCCTGTCTCTGCGCAGTTGGCCAAGTTGAAGTATCAGAAGGAATTCGTGGACCTGAAAATC